TCCTCTTCCTCTTCCTCTTCCTCTTCCTCTTCCTCTTCCTCTTCCTCTACCTCTTCCTCAAGTAGCTCAAAAGGGAACTCCTGTGCCAGCGGGTCAGGCGACCCTGGCAACTGGATCTCAATGCTGTTGTGGCTATGGCCCTCGTCTTCAACCCAAGCCTCACCAGCCTCGTCATACCGCGCTACCACGAGCGTAACATTGGCAGCTCCTGCCGCTAGTTCTTCGCCAGCGAGATCCCACGCTTCTTGAAACGTCTCGTATTCTTGGGAGTCGATCATGCGAGGCTCCATACGCGGTCCCCCGCTGTTGATAATAACTCCATACTTCAGTCTTTTGCTCATGGTAATAGTTATTAAAGTTCGCGGATAGCTCCGCAGCTCATGCAAACGGGGGTTGAGCCTAGAGATCCATCAGGATGAGAGGGCAAAACCCTATAGCCGGATCTTACCCCGCATAGGGGGCATACTGCTGTAGTTGTTTGCTTTGCCTTCTTGACAAGACTCAGCATTTCTCTCGCGGTGACTTGATCGTGTTTAGTGCTTTTCATGGTAGTGGTTACTGGTTGCGGAGTGCGTTGAGCTTGTCGTAGACAGCGAGCAGATCCTTTTCTTCTCGCTCTACTAACTCGGCTGCGAAGAGAACTTGCGACCTGGCTTGAGTCTCAACCTGTTTTGCCAGAAACAGCTTTCGCTGGCCCTCTTCGTATTGCGCTTCTAGTTCTTTAATGTTCATGGCGGCTACTGGTTGAGGAGTGCGTTAAGCGTAGGCGTCTGGCGCGGCCCACTTGCCCCGCTTGGGTGTGTTTTCTTTGCTCCATTGCACATGATTTCGGTACCGTTGGCGCAAAATTTCTAGGTCTTCTTCCTCGTATTCGCGCTCCTTGTCGGTTGTCGCCTCGCCAAGTCTTTTTTGATGATACTTCGCCTCATCCTGAAGAGCTTGCAGGTGTTCAGCTAGGTTCTCTTGGTGACGCCGCAAAAGCTCGTCCTTGGTGTGAAATTCTTGAAAGCCTTTCCCGTTGCACTGGAAGCAGGTGCCTGGAACGCCGCAATACACTACGTGAGAATTGACTCTCCCTGTCCCTTCGCAGCGTTTGCACTCACGGGTCTTTCTGCTGGTGGCTGTTTCGCTCATAGTGGTGGTGGTGGTGGTTGGCTAGATTACTTCAGCAAGCACTTCCATGATCTTGTCATGGGTAACTGGCACGGTAATAAGGACATGGGCGATTGCCGTCTCCTTGTTCATCCCGTTTCCGCGAGACAATTCGTATTCGCCAAGAATCCTGTCTTTCAGGATTGGCGTGACAGTTTCTGTTCTGACGTTCATGGTGTGGTGTGGTTGGTGGTTGGTGTTGGTGGTGGTGGTGGGTGGTGTTAAGCAAAGCGGAAATTGTCATAAGCGGCCAAAGTAGCGCGTCCAATTTTGCGCGGCTGGCAGTCCCCTCTCAAAACCAAAAGGTCATAAGTGATGCCCCTTGTTTCGTCCACCATGTGAACAGGAACTAGCTCCAAGGATTCATCCATATCTTCAAACTCGCAGCCACTCCAAGGGGAATAAGTGATGACTAATTTTTGCTCGCGAGCATCAGGGCCGGGAGGGTCGTATTGTCTCCCGGTGATGTAGGTAGTAGTGACAGTGTTTTCGGTGTGGCTCATGTCTGGTTCTGGTTCTGGTGCCGGTCTTCCGGGTTCTCCCTGCCGACAAAAGAAAACTAGCTAGTTGTTTCCCCCTTCACAAGGTAAAACTAGCTAGTTCTTGTCTTTTTTCTGCCAGATTAAATAAGCCCTATTTTTCAGGGGTTTCCGGCGGTGGATTATGTCACTCCGACATCGGCGTTTCCTTCTTCAGAGCGGCTAACACATCATCCAAACGGTACCGGACCATCTTGCCCAGCTTGGCGGCGACCGGAATGTGACCGCTCGCTGTATGTTTCAACACCCAGCGGCGCGGCATTCGCAGAATCTCGGCAAGCTCGTCGGCATTAAGCAAGTCGTTCTTAGGTTTGCTCACTGCTCCCTCCTCTCTTCAACTGCTTCAGAGTGTCGGCTATCATCTGACTCTTTCCGCTCTCCATGTTATGCTTCACCGCTGCCGCAATCTCCTCTTCAGTCTTGGCCGGCGGCAGCTTGACGTTTCCGGAGCAGTGGACAGCTTGCTCAACTCGCTTCGGCCTAACCATCCCCACCTCCTGGGCGCGCTGCATCCATGAGATAATGAAGCGCGGGTAATTCTTTTTCCGCCTGGCCGGGTTCGCCCACAGCCACTGGTTCATCACCTCCAGCTCGGCGTCGATCCTGACTTCGGGGAATGCTTTCCTCCACTGCTTCCGGTGGTCGTCCGTTATATTGTGCCACCCGTTATCCCAATGAATCGTTGAAACGCTCACTGCCGTCTCAATTTCGTTTTTGAAGGCCGGGTTTTCCTTCCTTCTTCTCAATGTACTCGTCATAGCGTGATTCAAAATCTGCCTTTGCCACTTTTCCTTTCAGGCCGGTAGCTGCTTTGTGCAGTGACTCGGCTTCAGTTACGCTTAACTTGATAGCCGCGTAGATGTCTTCAGCGTTAACGCCGTCAGCTAGGAGCTTTTCGCAAAGCGCGGAGGCATCGGTTACCACTCGGCGCCCACGGCCAGGGGCGATGTGATAGTCGATGAACGCTTCAGGATTCTCCTGCGCCCTCGTTAGCATCTCCGTGTTCAGAGCGCGTTCAAATGCCGCCAACTTTTCCAGCGCGGCCTTCATCTCTTCCAGCTTTGGGTTCGCCAGCGCCGGCAGGAAGATGTCCTCGACCGTCTTCTCTGGCTCCATGATCATAAACTGCGCGTTGAGTGCCGGGCAGCGGAGGCGGCAGGGACAATACCTGCATCCTTCCGGATCCGGAGTGAAGGTAGCGTGGAACGGATTCTTCTCTCGGTTGAGAAGCATGCCGGGGAGAATGAACGCCGAGAGAGTATCCAGGTCTTGCTTGCTCAGGATATGCTCTGACTGCATCCGGCCTTGCTGAATGAACGCCACCCTGACTGACAGCACTTCGTATTCCTCCGCGACCATCGCGGCATAGGCCATAAGCTGGTAGCTCTCACTCGCCGGCGGCAGCGTCCCCCATCCCGTCTTGTAGTCTAAGACTAGCGCCTCCTTGTCTCGGATCCAAACAACGTCAGCCTGGCCGGTAGCGTAGGCAACGCCATCTTCCTTTAGGAAGAACCGCTTTTCCAAGACAACCTCGCCCTCTTCGTCAGTTCCCCAGGCTCGCATGGCGATGTTCCTAGCCTCGGCAACGTAAACAGCCGCTTCTTGGATCTCAGCCTCGTCGTAACGGCCTTCAACCTTTTCCCGGCCCTCCCACATCTCCTCGCAGATTGAATGGATCAGGCGCCCGTGTGAGGCGGCGTCGCTGTCCTGATCGGCGGGAAGCTCGTTGCGTTTCCGTAGCAGCCGCTCCAACGGCAAGCTTGCCTCGCAGCGATTGTAGCGGTCCAGTGAGCTGGCGCTCGGAAGCCCCTTGCGTTCGTCGTCCATTAGTCCTCGTAGGGCATGGGCTTGTACCGATTGAGCGCGTCAGACTCGATTTCCAGCCACCCTGTAAGGATCTCCTGGAGCTTTGCGGTTCCGAGCATGGCTACGGTTCCTTGGCCAAGCAGCTTCCGGCTTCGCAGGACAGCCTCGATGTCCTCGGCAGAGGCGTCCGACTCGGTGATCTTTTCCAAGACGGCGGTTAGCGCCACCTGCCTCTCGTCTACTTCTGGCTCCTCTGGCTCGGGAACTACCTCTACCGGAATCGGCTCTGCAGCGCCGTTCACCTCGATCTCAGGCTCAGGCTCAGGCTTAGGCTTAGGCTCCGGGCGGGTGGGGAACAGCTTCTTAGATGGCTGTGGGCTCGCGTCCCGGATGTCTACCTCCTCCTCCATCGTCCGCATGCCGAGGCAGAGATCTGGGGCGTAAAGCCGCGCAAAGAAGGCGCCGGCCCTGTAGCGGAGCATGAGAGGCGCCATGTGGACCCACTTGCTGCCTGACTTGGTCGCCCAGCCCTCGTCCTTAGCCATTTTAATAGACACCGGAGGCCCTTCAACCACCTCCCCGGTCTCCTTGTTCTTGGCGTGAGCTACGCAAGTCGTGTCGTCCCCGGTTCCCGTCATGCGGAACTGCAGCGGCGTGTAGCGCCCGGAGGCGTTCACCATTGCGATCAGAAACTGACTGCTCCAAGCGGGTCGCCCGTGGACAATGTAAAGGCTTTGCAGAACAGCAAACGGGTCGGCTCCTAACCGGCTTGCAATGTTCAAGGCGATGACGCAATTCGCTACGTTGCCTCTGAACTGTTGCGGAACCAAGTCGCTTGCGGCCAGCATCTTCCCGGCTCGTTGCGCCAGCTCAAAGCTGTTTGAGTTGCTGAATACAGAGAGGGCCGTGGCCTCCTCCGTTGCTTCCGTTATATTTGTCGTTAATTCGCTCATGGTTAGTTACTGGTGCTGATTTCTTCAATGCCGACATGCGTTGTCCCTGGGCTCTTCATTCCGCGTTCTCGCCAGAACCGCTCGCACGCCAGGTCGAGCTGGCGGAAATTGATCCTGCGCTTTTGTCGCCTCCCCGTTTTTTTCTGGGGACGAGCCTTAGTTCTTACCGTGCCGTCATTCATTGTTCCTCTCGGATTTTTTCTGTCCGAAATAATATTGTTTGGCGACTCCGAGAGCGTTGCAACGATTTGAAGTCAACAATCTTTCCACAGGCGTTTAACACTTGTTCAGTAATGCTTAGGAGTTAGTCCAAAATACTTGCCGCTCTGCTTGTCAATTTTGACGCATTCTATAAAAGCGCCCCTCACCCCATGCCGAAAAAAGCCACCACACGCAGAGGTCGCCCGACGATCCCTGCCAAAGACCAGCTTCGGACTCAGGTCAGGATCGACGTTGAGGACTCGACCAAGAAGGCCGTAGAGCGCGAGATGAAGAAGTCTGGGCAGAGCCGGTCCAAGGTCATCCGCAGCCTGGTCAGAGAGGCTCTCCGGGCTCGCGGTCACAAGCTCCCAGAGAGCTACGACGAGAAGCGCGACCGCCGGAAGGAGAGCTAGCCCTGGGAGCGCCATAGCGGCCACCATAGCGCCGCCTCGGGAGGATCAAGGACAAAGGGAGAGCTGCGCCTTTGTCACTGGTTCAGGCACCTCAAAATGGGCCTGATTTTGCGCCCCTCCGAAAAAAAGTTGGTAGACCTCTGGTAGACTTCGTCGTAAGTCGTTGATACTTATGGCGGAGCGGACGGGACTCGAAACCGTTCTCAATGTCTGGTTGGGTCTCGCTTTCCCCTGTTTTTATAGGGTTTTAGAAATGGCCGTCCGGCATAGTCCGGCATGGTCTGGTAGACTTTTGGTAGACTTTTGGTGACACTTTAAGTAAGGCACTGTGCATGGACTCGGACGGACCCATAGCTAGAATTAAATCAGGACAAGTTTTAATTAATATTTACCACTTGAAGGAGCGTGGCGCCTACCTCGCTAAATGGCAAGAAAATGGACGCCACAGGAGGGCGCAGGCGACCGACTTGGACAAGCTCAAAGCCAAGGTTCGCAAGGTAGCCCAGCGGCTCTCCAAAGCCGTCGAGGAGATCGATACACTGTCTGAGGAAGAGAGCGCCATCCTAGCTGAGATTCGGCGCCGTGGAATCACACTGAGCGATCTCGACCGCATCAAGGGGCTCCCAGACCCAATCACGCTGGAGGAGGCTATAGACGAGTTCCTGGAGGCCGTAGCAGCCGATGTGAGCGACAGCGAGCGGAACGAGCGGACTCTACGAGGTCACTGCCGCGCATTTCAGAAGGCGATAGGGAGAAAGAAACTGATCGGGCAGATCCTCCCCAAGCAGATTGATAAGTGGATCCGCTCGGGCAGCGTGTCTGGCAAGACTCAGCACAACCGCCGCCGCTCTGTGATTACGCTGTTCCGCTGGTGCCGGAAAAAAGACATGTTGGATTCTGAGCGTCTGACTGCTGCGGAGAAAACGGACACGCCCAAGATAAAGAAGGCCGGCAGGGTGGCTATCTGGACGCCCACCGAGCTTCGGAAGATGTTGGAGAACTGCCGGATTGATTATCTGCCCTGGCTCGTTATCTCCTGCTTCGCTGGCGTCAGAACCAATGAGCTTTGCCCCGTAAGTCGCAGAGGGGTGGGCAAGGATCCTTTGCGGTGGGAGGACATCAAGCTGGATTGGGAGACTCCTCACATAGAGGTCCGTCCGGAGACGAGCAAGACAGGAGACCGCCGGCTCATCCCGATCTCCCCTGCCCTGTTGGCTTGGCTGGAACCGCTTCACAAGGGAGAGGGGCGGATCACGCCGGCCAAGGCTCCGAGTAAGCGCCATCACAACATTCCGTCAATTACAGACGAGCTGGCCCAGGCGGCTGGCGTCAAAGAGTGGAAGGCAAATGCCAACCGTCACAGCTTTGGATCATATCGGACGGCGCTTACAAAGAATCTCGGGGAGGTAGCCTTGGAGATGGGCAACTCGCCAGCGACGATCAAGCAGCACTACTTGGAGGCCGTGCAGACTTGTGAGGCCGAGGAGTATTTTGCGCTCACTCCTAAGCGAATTAAACGGTCCTTGCGGGTTGTTGCTTAATTCTGACAGAAAATAGTTCCCAAGAAAAAAAAGTGGGTCCACGGTTGGGTGGCAATGCACGCGACAGAACTCAAGCCAGTATGGCAGCGAAGGAAGAAAGCCGAGAAAACATGCGACGTTTGCTCGCAGACAATGTATCGCTGGATTAAGGACGGAAACGTAGCCGTGATGAAGGTCGGCAAGGTCGTCTACGTGGACGTAGCTAGGTGGGTGCTGGAGGACGAGGACTAGCTGACTACCTCGGCGCTAGTTGCGCGGCTCCGGAGGCGATCCGGGTGGCGTGAGAAGGTTACTCCTTGCTCTCTTCCGCAAGCGACTCAAACGCGCTCATCATAGCCCTCATGCCGGGGCTCATCTCCTGTTCCTCTTGGGCCTCTCGGCTTGCCTCTGCAAACCGCTTTGCGTCCTGGCCGTCGCCGTCAGTTGAGTTCAGGATTTCTCTCAAGGAACTCGGCAACTCCTGCTCGCTTCCTTGCTTTGGTGAGTTCTTTTCTGGCATTGCGTAAATTCCTTTTTGCTGTCGTTACTTTTCGGCCTGTTTGCCCGGCAAGAGCCTCTAGTCTCGTTGCAGCATTTTCAACCGCCCGGTGCTTTCGGATAAAGTTAAGGGAGCTTAGGCCCCTTCTGTTTGCCTGTGCAAGCTGCGAAGCCGACATCTTTTGCTTCGGCGGAAAAAACGCATCAGCGGCCTGATCAAAAGAAGTCTTGATCGCGCCGGCGCCTTTGGTCCATCCAGCCTGATCCCAGACATCCTTTTCCATGAACCACATTAACGCCTGGAGATCGTCCGGGCTTAGGCCCAGCTTGTCAGCGGCTCTTCTAAAGATTTCTTGCCCCAACAAAAAGTCGCCATTAGAAACTCCTGTTTCGGATTTTGGCTGTATTCGCCACTGCTTCACTTGGCCGGAATAAAGCCGGCGACGCAAGTATCGAGCCGCCCACACATCAATCGTTGCCGAGAGGCTGGACCCAAACAGGTTCATTGAGAATTGAGGAGTCTTCGGGCTCAACTTGTCCTTCGCCCTTGGGCCTCTGACTTGCGTAAATTGTCCAGATAGAGCGCGAAAGACATGCGCCGAATTCATCCCATACTTCGCGCCGTCAGCTCTACGAGGCTCCAACTTGTAACGCTCAATCCACTTTTTAAGAAGCGCCTGTTGGTCCATCCTCTTGGCTTGCCTCTTTCCAATGATGCGCCGAGCAATCATTGTCTCCTTCAGTTTGTCGGAATCCGCAAGATCAACGGCCTCTTGAAACCGCTTCAGCATTTTATCAAACTTCCCTGCCTTGAATTGCCGGTAGGCGTCAAAGGCGTAAATAAAGTTTTGCTCAACGTCCGTGTTTGCGGAGGTAGCTCCAAGCAGGTCTGCAAACAATGCATGGTCTCCAGCCAAGGCGATCCTCAACTTCTTTCGCATGCGAGAATACCAACCGATCCCGGAAGCTATCTCGGGAATGTCCATTGCTTGCATCGCATCGGCCTCCAAATCTGCCGCTGCAGCGTCAACCGCCCCGCTGTCTATCAGTTCGTCGATCCTCTCCCGGTCTTTTTTTGTTACATGGTAATGGAGCGAGTCGTAGTCGGGCTTGGTTGTGTCTTGCGGGGGAGGAGCCTCTTGCTCTAGCGCCGGAGCGTGGAGCAAGTCATAGTCAACGGTTTCGTAGACCACCTTGTTGTCTTTCTTTTTTACAGACCCATCCTCGTTCCGGGCTTCAACAATTGGCAGCGCGGTAGGGTCTTCCGGCATCCTCCGGATGTCGTCGCTCTTGGTATCAAACCGCTCCGACAGCGGGATCAGGTTGCCCTGGTCGTCGTAGGTAAATGGGTCGGCTGACTTGATCTGTTCCGGCTCAAAAACTACATAGTTGTCTGCTTCTGTCAGGTCATAATCGTTTTTGAAAATAACGCCGTCGTGTCCTTCTTCACGGGCTTGCACAATGTCGCCCTTGCGGCGTAACCTATGCGAATCGTGCAAGGAAACGATGGGCAGCTTTTTTCTTTTGCCCTGATCTATAATCTTCGGGTTTTTTGTCTGCAGGTAAAAACTACGCACGGCGCCTCCCTTCCGGGCAGGGTCTTTACTCTTTGGATGGCCGGGTTTTTGGTGTTTTCCGACAGCAAGATCCCTAAACATGGTCGCCGCCGCCGGGGCGCTAGTGAAAAAGAAGCCCTCGTAAGCCGCCTCCGCTTCAGTGCTTTCGCCTCTGCGAGCTTTGTCAAACACGTTGAAAGCCTCCGCGTCTCCCCTGTAAACTTTTGGTCCGGAACCTGCCCTTTTCGCAGCTTGATCAACTAACGCTTGCCCAGCTTCAAAGTTTCCAGCCTGTTCTGCAGCCCGGTGGTCCGCATCTAGCTGCTCCGGCATCCTCCGGATGTCGTCAAGTTCAACCCACCCGACATTTGAAACCAACTGATACCTTGCCAGTTCAACTCCACTAGGAGCAACTAACGCCACCAAATCCCTTTTCAGGTCTTTTAGCGTAAGCTCCTCTTTCCCGTCTCCGCGATCTCGGCGTTCTTCAGCTAAAAGAGTTCGTCTGTCTCTCGGGTAACCCTCTCCCTCCGGCATCCTCCGGATGTCGTCACCAGCACCTTCCTCCGTAACCCACTCAGGCAGGAGTCCTGTTTTCTGCGCGGCGTATTCTGTATCGGCGCCACTGGCAGTCCGGTTGAACTCTCCATGTGGGCCGTAGTTCACCCAACTATTCTGGCCCCTGGTCTCGGAAGTCATCGCCCGGCGAGCTTTTGGTGAATACATTGCCGAGTGAGCCCTCCAGGCGTTCTCCTCTCCTCCAGCCCGGAAGCCGTTGCCTTCCTTGACGTGGCCAAAGTAATCGTGGACAACCCGGAACACATCGTTCGCGGTCATTCGGTAGCCGTTGATTACTTCGCCGGTCTCTTCTAGGAGCGGGTTCTCTGCAACGTCAACGTCTGATACGGCGTCTCCTCCAAACCCTTCGTTCGTCGGGAAGAACCACATGTGATTGTTCTCCACCACATCCAAGATCGCGTTCCTGGGGTTCCCATAGGGCTCCGTGCCGCGAGGCATCGGCTCAACAACCAGCCCGGTTGCTTTTATCTCCTCATACTGAGCGAGGGTTTCGTCAATCATCGCCCGGTAAGCCTCCCTCACCTCCGGGTCGTCAGGAGCATGAGGCATGCGCTCATACTCATCTGCGATGCGTGTCGCTCGCTCGCGGTCTACCTTTGCGTAAGTAGTCGGGGGGACGTATTCCAAGCCGGCTCCGGCCATGTAATCTTCAGCCGCTTGACGCGCTGGCTGAAAGGGGCCAAAGATTACGGTCCTTCCATCACCTAGGTCGATTCTCTGGGGGAGTCCAATGAGCGCCGGGCGCGTGGCCGGAGGATATGGGCTATCCGGTTCCGGAACCCAGCCCTGATCTCCTCCCATGCCTCGTCGCTCGCCAGCGGGTAGTCCTCCCTCTTCGGCTCCAGTGCTAGGATCTCCTTCTGGTAATCGGTTAATTGTGTCTTGTCTCGCGGCATCTGATTGCTGGGTTGTTGCATCTGCAGGCTCCGGCATCAAGCCTTGAACCCACTGATGGTGGTTAAATGTCAAACCGTCCTCGTTCGTATTGTAGACGAAATTGGCTCGGTCCAGGCGGAATGAACGGATTGGTGGCCGGCCTCCCTTGACGGTTGGATTGTTGAAGGCGTGTTCCTTGGAGAGCTGGCCAAGCACTCCATTCAAGAACCTGGCACGTTCCTCGCCAAACACATCGACGTTTTTCATGTCCGGCTTGTTGTGGTTCTTGGCCAGAACCATCAGGTCGCGCATGATGTCCGCGCTATTGTCTCGATACATCGCCGGGGCGTCCTTGGACTGTGAGGCCTTAATTGCTCTCTCCTCCAGAGCGTCCATGTCGATGACCTTGACAATGACGTTGTTCGCCTTGGTAACCTCGATGGAATAGATCGAGCCAACACGGTCCTCCTGGGGCTTTGGCTTGTAACGCTTCTTGCCTGTTTTCTCGTTCGTGTCTAACGCCTTGTGATATTGGAAACGATGAGCCTTGCCGTCGTTGTCGGCCATGCCTCTGAAGGCGCTTCGCATTGCCGCGATCTGGTGATCGTTGTAGAGCCGAGTCTTGCGGATCTCCTCCAGGATTTCGTCCCACTGCTCTCTTGTCAGCTTGTCAAACCTGTCCCCTCCCCGCTTTTGAGTTAAAGGAACCACGCCGTATTTCTCTGCAACTTTCCGGATGATGTTTCCGATAGTGGTCTCTTGCGCTGCAAGGACGCTAGGCTCCAACCCTTTAGCTCGGCCAAACCTGTCGCGCTTAACTGAGCCGTCCGGGTTTCTTTCGTAGTCGATCATGTTCCGCTCCTCCATGCGGTCCATGTCTTCGCGGGTGTAGATTGCTTTCCGGTGGAGGTCTTCAATAGTGCGACCGCCAACAACCTTTTGGGTGCCTGGCACTCGCTTTCCTTTTGGGACGAATGTGCTGCCGGCGTTGCTACGAAGATAAGCATCGGCAAGCCGCGCCAGAGCCGGACTCAAATTCGCGGAAACCATTGCGCCTTGGCCTTTCGCCAGGTTGCCGTTTTTATCCAACAGGACGCCTCGACGGAGGAGCATTGCTTTCCCAAACGGAACGCGAGGGAGGACCGCTTCGGCAAGCCCGGTGATAAGCTTGTTGCGGCGAACAAGTTTCTGCAGCTTCTGGCTTTTTTGCAGCCCTGGAGCAACAGCCTCGGCAAACCACTCTTCAGCTAGTCTCTGGTCTGACAGCTCCAGCCTGGGCTCCTTCGGTGGCCGGCCACGATTCAGTCTGTTTTCATACTCCCTCTTAAAATCCTTTGCCTCCTTTGTGAGATTGCCGTCTTTGTCTCGCAAAAGACCGCCCGGCCCAACCAGCTCAGTGTAAATCTTTTCTTTCATTCCCCGCGCCGCAAGAGAATGGCCGATTTCGTGGGCCAGCATTACGTCGAGCGGGTTCTTAGACTCCGGATCAATAATAAGCGTCTTCGTCTTCTCGCGGTAAGCTCCACCACCACTGCCGGGAATAAATTGAAAATTAACGTCCGGGAACAAAGCCGAATACACGCCCACTTGCCGCTTCACAACGGGGTCAAGGAGGTCAAAAACTTCGCGCTGTCCGAGGCTTAGATTGCGTCGGAATTCTGCAACATCGTTTTGAGCAAGGAGATCAAACTCATGCTTCTTTAACCTGGCTGGCGCTCCACCGAGACCGTGAATGATTCCTTGCAACTGGCCAGGAACTCCAAACGCAATTCCTTCTGCAGCGGCTTCAACTAGCCAGCCCTCTTCGCCCCCGGTGGCCATAGCAGAGAAGGGAATCTCGGCAGCGGTTGATCGAGCGATTGCGGAGCCCACGTTGCCGGTTGCTTTAGTCGCAGCAGTTAGCGGCCTAGCGAAAACGTCTATTGCGCTTGCGGCACCGCTTGCCCAAGGGTTTTCCGCAACTCTCTCGGAGACTCTCTGCCAGTAAGGCATGGTCACTCGCCGCCTGAAGAATTCAGCCCCGGCAGCGTTAATCATTTGCGTGGCTCCTCGGAGAACGCGGTATTGCTGTGACCAAGTCCTCGGCGCCAGCAATAACAGTCCCAAAGGATTTCCTGTAGCCAAACCAAAATACCCTAGCCCCGTAAAAGCAGAGCCAACAGCTCCGCTAAATTGAGCCTGTTTTCCTCGCCCAAGATTTGCCAAGGTTTCATCAACCCATCCTCCTGCTTCAGTAGCCCAAGAGCCAAACCTAGTTTGCTTAAAGCGGTCAGCCAGGTTCTTGCTGGCCTGTCGCACTCCGTCTTTAACTAAGGCTCCAACGCCTCCCAGCCGGGCAGTGTGACGTTCAAGTGTTCTCTTCGCCGTGTAAATCTCGTCGTCAAGCCGCTGCAAATTCCTAGCAAAAATTTCCTGCCTTGCTGTTCTGCGAGCGGCTCTCTTGCCGGTCGTTTTAAGTCCCGGTCGTGGAGTCGCCGCTGTCCCCGCGCCAGCCCCTGGAACTACTGGAGCGGCTCCTTCTCTCGCGGCGGCTTTTGCCATTGCCGCTCGTCTAGCGGTTAAAGCGGCAAGGTGCTTTGCCGCGTCGTCCGTTGATTTCAGGGTAGTTCTGCCCAAAATGCCAAGCCCAGGGATTTTCAATGGTTTGCCCAAGTGCAGCCCTGCCGTCCTTACTCCTTTTGCCGTTAATGACGCCGCTGGCGTAAGCGGGAATGAAGGATCCAGCCCCAGCATTCCATACGACGCCGCTTCCTTGTCGATTGCCGCCAACTCCTCTGGGCTTCGGCCAGCTCTTGCGGCTTGGCTGGTCTGTATTCCGAACTCGGCTTTCTCCATGCGCTCGGCCTCGCTCGCTCCAAGAGCGGCAAGAGACAATAGCGCCCCGGCAGCTTCGTCCGCGCTTGCTTCTCTTAGTATACGCTTAGAGTTTTCAAAATCATAGAGCGCCATTAAGACCGCCGTGTCAGCGTCTCCCAGACCTCCGTCAAATAATCCTGCGATGGCGCCAGTCACGCCGGCTTGGGCCTTGGCTTGCAAAAGCTGTCGGCCTTTGTCCAAGACAACTTGGTTTTCCATTCCGGCTCTGGCAGCGGCACCTGCTCCGGCGGCAAGTTCTTTGCGCGTTGCTCTCTGAAGCTCGGTGACGCTTAACTTCGCGTCTTTTCGGGCTTCGTGCATTTTGGTAAACGCGCCCAAAAATGGAACGCCTTCCGGAATTCCCAAGCTGCCAACCCAATCTGCCGCTTTAATAAAGGGAGTTGAGGCCATAACGCCTGTCGATCCATAGGCAACAGCCTCCGGGACTACTTCCGTAACCAAGCTTTTGACCGCCCCGCCGACTTGCTTCAAAAACGGATCCTCTCCAGTGCGCTCTTTGTGTTCGTCCCAAGCGCCCATTTCCACCCACTCCAACCAAGTGTCTTCGCCTTGAGCCAAGACAGTATCAAGGTCGCTGGTGTACAGCTCGCCTCGCCTTGTGAGCTGGAGGTCGCGGTCAACAAAGCCTCGCCCAAAATAGTCCCGCAAATCTTCCTTGTCTTCCTCTACTGGATAATTGGCCAGGTTGACTTCAAATTGCCCTTTTTGAGTAAGAGCAAGGTCAGTGCCGATAAGCCCAGCTTGGAAGTCTAGCCGCGCATCTTCCTGCACGCCGGGATCCAGGTGGGCAATGTTTTGCTCAAGAAGCTGGCTGCTTTCTTCTTGTTCAACCTTGGCCTTGTGCTGCAGAAATCGCTGCCGTTGTGTCAGCCCGTCTGCAGCCACCTCCTGGTCGTCTTCGCCGGAACCAGCGGCAGCTTCGGCCATCATGTAAGGAGACGCCATTTTTGCCTGAAGTTATGGGATGCGAACAAACTTACCGGGCGCATGCCTATCCGGAATCACTGTGCCGGAAGGGATGTTGTACCAGTTTTCGTAGCCCATTTGTTCTGCTACTTTATGGAGATCAATTAGCGCCAGCGCGTTCTCAACGTGTGGGCTTCTTATGAAGCCTTGAGTATGGTGCCTCCTTGCCGGCAGAGTGTTTTGCTCAGTCGCTCCTTGCGGCAGTGCAGCAGCCGGTGGGCGACCTTGCGGTAGCGGTGGCTCCACTGCCGCTTGGGGTGTTGCTGCCTGGGGGGCTGGCGCTTGGGGAGCTGGCGCTTGGGGAGCCGGCGCATTGTATTGCCGCAAACGAGCGCCAAGCCCTTGCGCTCGCTCCCTAGTGGGGCTTGGAACGCTGGTGTCTCTGCGACTTGGCCTTTGTCCCGGTCTGCGATACCGCTCATACTCAACGTCTGGCTCGTAGCCCTCTTCTCTGAGGGCGGCATCAATCCTCTCGTCAGACAAGATACGGTTGTTTTTGTAATACTCGCCAACGGCTCTCTCGATCTCTGCAACGGTTTTGCCGTCGTAGCGCATTCTTCTGGTGAGTCTGCCTATGTCGATTTCGCGCTTTAAGAATCTCAACTGATTTTGAAGGATCCTTTGGTTTGTGGCTTTTTCCTTGTCCAGCCCAGGAGAGATCAAGGCAAAGTAGGTCATTTCTTTCTCAGAAACGGCGCCCTTAGTCTTCTGGATTTGAGCCATTACTCCGTCACCAAAGAGCGCGTATAGGTGTTGCGCGTTAGCTGCCTTTATCCTTGAGTGTTCAAAGCCAAGAAGCGATCCAACACGGTCAATCTTGAGCTTCAGCTCTGCACCAAGACCCGTGTCGGTTGCCGCAATGTCCTCGTATGAGGTATCTTTGCCTTCTTTATCGGCGACGCCTTTGAGCAACTCTAGCGCCCTCACGTAATTAGCTGCGAGCTGCTCTTTCTCTCCAAGGGTGGTAATCCTTTCTTGTTGCGTCTCTTGGTCAAATTTCCGGCGATCTGTTAGCTCTTGCTCCGCAGGGCTGGCATGCATTCCCCTGCTTACCACTTCCCCAATGATTTGCCCGGTAGGTCGCCCATTGATAAACACTTCCTCTTGTTTTACAGGAACGCCGTTTACAGTGCGCTCTACCGTTTTGGTGGTGTATTTAAGGTCGCCTGCTGTGCCTGTTAATTCTTCCAGCGCCTGCACATAAGCGGCGGCTTTGCTTCCCCCGTCTTGTCGCGGAGGCAGCACGCCGGGACCACCGGCAAGGTCAGTTTGTAGCTCTAACGGAACAATAGGCATTTGCGGAGGCTGTTGACTCAGTAGCTCGTTTGCTAGCTGCAACTTCTCAGGTCCAAGGATGTCGGCAACAGTTGGCGCTTTTTGGCGGCGGCTCGCGATTTCCTGGGCAATAAACGCTTGCCGTGCGCCAGCCGCTGCAGGGCCTGTAAAGTTTTGCGCGTCTGCCGCTGATTGAACTTGTGCCATTTCGGCCTCAGTAATTGGCGCGTCTACCGGCAACATGTTGGCGCGAGCAGTTGCTGCCTGTTGCTCTGCCATAAAGTATTCGTCAAGCAATGCCTGGTGCTTAACTTGCGCCTCCCGATACGCTTCTGGGTTGGTATACCCTTGAATTCTTTGCTGCGCGACCTCTGCAAACCTTTCTGGGTCGTCGCCATATTGCTGAAAGTCCGAGTAGGCCAGCACGGTTGCGTCAGGCATATTGCGCTTTACCCCTGCTTCGGCCTGCAATACCGGCAGGGTTGCCTCATGCCGCTCTTGCTGCATTGCAACGGTGGCCTCTTTCAGCCCCATCTCCGTCTTTGTCCAGTGGTCGTCAATGCTCTGGTTGAACCCTGCCGCCATTGCTGCCGCGTTGCGAGGACTGAGGTCCGGGTTGGATAGCGTGTTGATACCCTCATCAAGCATTGTGCTGAGTGGGCTCTTTTCCGGGACGGATTTTTTCAGCGACTCCAAGCGCGAGATGGTCGAGGTAACGTCCTTTTCGTGCTGCTTGCGTTGCTTGATGCCAGCACCTACGCCGGCTCCGAGCGCGGCAATCCCTTGCCCCAGCGCGGAGGCTCCTTGCATGGTGCCTCGCAAGATCCCGCTCGTATCTGCACGGCCTAACTCCGGCCTAACTGTATCTCCAATTCTAGCCATTACTTTTTAGCTTCCAAATATGCTCCCTAGTCCAGAGAAGAACCCACCCAAGGCAGACCCTCTGGCCGCTTGTCGCGCCCCGTAGACATTCGCGTCGTATTCCATTTGCTGGCCGCGCTGCTGCAACGCCAGGTTAATGCCGGTGTCCGGATTGAAGGTTTGAGGCGTTCCCATCCTAGCCGCTCCCATCGCGCCTTGAGCGGTCTGGAAGTTGTAAGGTATGGCTTGCGCTGGTCTGCCCAGCACCGCTTGCATCGGATCCGCGCCGGAATGAGAGAGCATGCCGTAGAGGCTCTGCCCGGCGCCCATTGCCTCGGCTCGGTTTTGGCGCATGTATTCTTCCCGGCCCAAGGCTTCGGCAAACATGCCAGCGTTGTCCATCTCCCGGCCTCGGGCTCCATATGCCGCTCTGGCGCTTTGCTCGGCCATCCTGCGCTGTTGAGGCGTGACGCCTTGCGCTCGGGCGTAGAGGTCGTCTGTGAGCCCTTGTTGCTGCTCAATGAGCCGCGCTCTCTCCGGATCGGATTGTCGGATCGCCTCAACTGCTTGGGCGCCGTAACGCTCAACGTCTGCGATGTCGGCAGCTCGTTGGCGACTTGCGGCGTCGGCTCGCATTCTTTCGGTGATCGGCGCCGCTTGCTCATACAAAGCAAGGAGCCCCTCCTGTCCCTCTGTCCCAAACAAGGCTTGCTGCTGCTTGGCCAGCTCATTCTCGACGTATTGCGGCCCGAAAGTTCGCTCGGCTTCTAAAAGTCTACGCTGGAACTCCGGATCGGTAATTCCCCTTCCCGCCGCAAATTCATCTCCAAATAAAAACCTTCCGGCGGCTTGGCCGGGATCGACTGGTGGCGGCGCTTGCGGAGCCCTACTTTTTCCTCCCATGTTTCTGCAGTATTTTGACTAAAAGCCTTTGATCGTATTCTACAATCCGGGGTCCATCCTGCCTTTCGCGGCATCCAAACAGCCTTCCTCGGATCACTTCCGGCTGACGGTTGATTAGTTCCAGCGCCAGGTTCCGGAGCGCCGGCCCTTTAGCCCACAGGAAGGCCAGAAAATAGCACTCGCCTTTGGGGTCGTCGGGAGTCCAGTTCACGATGTCGTCCCAGTCCCACTTTTCATTGCAGCGGTACCACATCAGAAGCCCGTCTACCTTGCCCCCGGAGGTATGATAGATCAGCGTGTTTTTTAGATAATGGTAAGCAATAAGCAGCCGGACAACCTCGCTGCTGAAATGCTCCAGGACATACGCATTGTCCTCGGTCGAGGTCGTAAATTCGTAAAGCTGCTCAAACAGCCATTGCGTGCTTGGCGGGAGTTCTCCGTCCTTCAGCCAGGCGGCAACGTGACCTGCCCTTAACTCCATCAGGCGAGTGTTCCAAAGACGGCGAAGCTTACGTGATACGGCGATGAGGTAGTGGCAACGTGAATCTTAAAGGTGTTAGCGTCAACCAACTCAACCGTATGATTGTCCCATTCATCGTCCCAAGCTGCCGTGCTATGCTGTTGCGCCAGCACACTGTAATCGGCACTGCTCATGTTGCTGCCAAGATCAAACGTGTAAGTGACTCCACTTGCCGCCGTGCAGGTGCAGTTGTAAAGAGAGACTGCATCTGCCGTTCCGATACCGCCATCCGCTTTAATAAGGCCGTAGGCTCTCGGGAGCGGGAGGTAGCTCATCAGCTTCAACCGTTTTAACGTGCCGTTGTCCGAAATAAGCACTTCGTCCTGCGTGAGATGAGGTATTGCCGCAAGTTCAGTTTGCCCCGTAATGACATCAGCGTTGAGGTGTTCTTGGTCAATGCTTCCGTCAACGTAGTGTTCTGAATCAATCGAGTTGTCAGCGATCTTTGCCCCGGAGACACAATCGGCGCCTAGCTTGTCGGCAGTAACTGCTCCGTTGTTGATCTTTGCTTCCTCAACCGCGTTACTTGCAAGTTGCGTTGCTGTGATTCCTCCGCTCTTAACAATGATGGCCTCGCTTGAAATTGCCGTGGTCGAGCCATCTACAGCGTTGCTTGTAAACTTAAGATTGGTCTGCGCCAGGTTTAGCTTGGTGTGCGTAACCTGCTCGTCCTCCGTAAAGGTCTCACCTGCCGTGAATTGATCTGCCATCGTTTTATGTCGTTGAGGTTGGTTTGTTGAAAGTGGAAGTAGCGCGAACTCCTACGGCTCGCAGCTCTGGCCTTCCCGCGCTAGGCACCCAATCAATCTGCGCCGAGTATCCTCGTGGGTTTCCAGCCCTGGCGCGGATTGATGCCCCTTCGCCTCCTGAGAGGGCTGCTCCTAGTCGCCCGGCAAGAGTCCCAAGCTCTATGGTTTCGTCGGGATCCTCGGTGATGATCTTCAGAGTGCCATCGCTGGCGTGTTGCGCGTCGCTGGCGATATGTGCCTCTACGTGATTAAACCGTTTCCGCTCGATAGTCCCGTGCGTGTAAGCTCTCGTCCGGACATGTGAAGAGATCGGAAAAACGCTTGTGGTGCTTGATCCGCTTGCCGCCGCAATCTCGTCTTCGGCTACTCCCGTCCGCGTAAGCTTGTGGACGCCGCCCTCCTTGGTCACTGCATACAGCTCGTTGATCTTGCCAGATCTTGCCGGGATTAGATCTATGATGCCCCAAGTATCAGAGCCCGTTGAATCAATACTCTCCCATCCTTTGTTGAGGTAGTTGTATATGAACAGCTCATTATTGACCGTGCTGCTGCCCGTTGGAACTGCAAGCCAGTATCTGTTTTCGTGATAAACGCCAACCGCTTTGTCAGCGTAAGCCGCGTTGATGCGCTTAATGTCCGGTTCAATCGCTTCGCTCAACGGCTGCTCTGTTCCCCGGAGGTTTAGCGCGTCCAGGAAGGATATGGCGTAAACTCCTGAGTCAGATAGAAACAAAATCTGGTTTGCATAGTTTACAATAGACTTACGAGCAATGCAGCCGATCTCATTTGTCAGCATGTTGGTGGTCAGGTCGGCAAGACCGCCAGAGCATCCGCGAACCTGGTGAATAGAGTTGCGGTTAAAAACAATAAGCCGGTCGTCATCAAACGGCTGCGCTCCAACTATAAAGTCGGCAGTGCCGGCGGTTATCTTGAGCTGGTTCTGGACGGGATCAAACGTGTTGTGATCCAGAATGTCGGAAACAATCAGCTCGTCGTAGACTGCCGGGCTCCTCCTGGACGGGGATGCTGCGCTGTCGTGGGTGTAAGGACACCAGACTCGGCGCTGGTGATACGTCCCCCAGGCAACTGCCGGAGGATGGACAAAGCCGCCGGCAACGCTGACTCTTTTCCGGACGACGACCGTGCTTGCTCCCGCATTTGTTTTGATGTTCGCAGAAAAGGAAAAATTATTGGCGTCTATTTTTGTGACTCGATACTCTGTGCCGTTTGTCAGCCCGGAGCTGGCGGCATCGACTACCACTACTCGCTCGCCAGACTCCAGCCCGTGAGAGCTGACATTCATTGCGACTTTTCCTGCCGTCGTAACCGTCGCAGAAGCCGACAAGTCAACCGGCTGAGTATACGTTCCGGTTGATACTTTTCGGAAAGACGGTGCAGTTGCGTCTGATCCACTAAACCCATACGTTCCGTCATCCGGATCAAACTTTAAGGTCGTTGAGCCGTCTTCCCGGAGCATCACCAAGTCAAACTCCTGCTGCAACTGCGCGTCACTGGTTACAGTGACTCCTGCCGGGTAAGCAATAGAGGTCGTCGCCAAGGTGTCTAACTTAACCGCCGTCGCGCTCTGGTTGTTGGCGATGATTATGTAGTCCTCGTTATTGCTGGCCGGGTTGCTGAACCGGCACGATCCGTAGATTGCATTGATTCCTCCTGACAACTTGAACGAGCCGACAACCTCGTCGGCGCTGACGCTAAACGTCTCGTTGCTGGCTGTAAGCGGGAACGTGAATTGCGTTCCTGACACGTAGGTAGCGATCTGATTGCCTGTTGGATCTGCAGTTTTTCCGGAAAACGTCCCGGAGATATTAACCAGAACCTTCATCCCAGGGTTGGAACCAATCCAGTCGGTGGCCGTTGTAACGGTGACCACGTTGGAGGTCAGAGACATGGCCGTGATGTCTACGCTGCCTATCAAGAAGAGGGCTCCCTGGCTGGCGTCCCCGGTGGCTTTTAAAAACGGAAGGACGACGCTCGTTACCAAAGTGCCGGAAACATTCTTGTAGCCTTCTCGGACCTTCGCGGCCCCGGCTTCATCAAGTCGCACGTTCTTGGCAATAGCCAGGTCGCCTTCGTTTAACTGCGAAGGGCGCAAGCGAGATACCAGAGCGCGGAAGCCCGCATCCCCGTCGCCAAGAATCGGGCTGTCTAGGGGAGGCATTTATCGGAAGTAAGCAATGACGGCGCCACTTGCTAAAGTGATTGACTCAAATGTGCCGTAAATTGTTTGGCCGGCGCTGATCGTGATGTTGGCGTCAAAATCGGTAATGTTGCTGGTGGTGCCAGAATTGTTGATTGCCGCTGCCGCATCTCCCACCGCTTGAATAGCCATAAAGGTGCCTTCCGTATGCGCTGCCGTGTCATTGATAAAGACAGATCCCTGGCCTCCCGTGAGGCTGTAAGCTGTATGTCCTTGAGCCATGACTGTATAATGCCAGAGACCGTCTGAACTATTTGCGAGGTTTGATCCCAAGCAGTCGCTGCATTTCTTTCTCGGAAACTTTTCCCTTTTTCATTCGCAGCATCCTAAGTCTCCTTGCTCTGACCTCAGCCTCTCTTTTGCGCTGCTTCGCTGCATCCCCCGGATCCGCAAACAGCCCTCGCAGGGCCGAGCCTTTCTTTTTTTTGCTGCTGGAGCTTCCGTAAGCCATTTATTTAGAGACTGCTGGTTTGCCGGTTCTGGTCGCTGCCGTGAGTGCGTATCCGCTGGTTTACAAACTGGTTTGCCCGGTTCCGATCTACTCTCTCCAGCTCGACCTGGAGCGCCTTGGCCGCTCTCGCCTCGGTAGCCAGGGATTTCTCTACAAACCCGTCAGAGGCGAGCATGTCGGCGTAGACTCCCAAAGCGATGTAGTCCTTCCACTCCATAGGCACGGTAGTGGTATCGCCGTCTTGATCGCCGTAGGTCTCGGTTAACCTGCGCTTGTAGGTAAGGTATACGACCGGAAAAGAAGCGGTTGCAGTGCTAATATCTGAAGAACTGGTCTGGATAGAAAATGCGTGAACGATGCCCGCTAGAGTGTCATCCGTTGGAGTGTCCACCTGGTCTGTAATGCTCGTAATCGTAAACGTGTCATTTACGATAAGGTTTGCGGAATCACTGGCTGTAGTGACATTTTCAATCTTTACTGTTCCTCCAACGATGCAGTCGGTTTTTGACTGCAGGTTAATTGCCGCAATTCCTAGACCGGATGCCCAATACTTAATGACGTTGGATGCGCCGTAAACAACCTTGTAACCAGGCAGCTCAATTCCGTTTGAAGTCGCCATGACCTCGTATTCTCTGACGCTATTTACTGCAAACGGGTTTGCGTTATGCGCTCGCAGAACCGTGTCAATGTCTCCTTTTTTTATGCTGGTGACGCTGGTGTCGGCAGAGGTCGTGCCAACATAAGGCACAAACATTTGATCGGGATTGGAGTCATCTACGACTCGCTCTTCAGCGGTCACAAGAAACGGATCCCATAAGTCGCTCTCACGGTAAGCCGCCCTGGCTCGGGAGTTGACCAAATGCCTAACGCGAGTCTTCTCGATGTCGATGAGTGTAGCGCCGTGGTAGCTCTCAATCAACGAGAGGAGGTTTGCGTAGGTCTCGGTCTGCGACATCAGGAATTGCTCTTCAGATGCGAGTTCCTCTTCAGGTAGTCGCGGGTAAATTCTTCATCTTCCCAGCAGCCAGGCCGGGAGGTGGCAAAAGCAAAGTATTCGTCAGCCGGGATCTCTGCTTTGTGCTGCATCATTTTCTGCTTTTTGAAACGCACATCCTTTTTCATGGATCTGGCTTGGGCCGCAGCGGCCTGGTTGGACTTCCGTTCGTTTGATGCCAGCTTCTGTGCTCCCGCGCTTACGGCGGCATGCATGTTCCGATAAAGCCCTTCCACGTTAAGGTCTTCGTCTCTGGTATTCTTGAGAGCCTCTTGCTGGCGCAAGAACGCTTCACGGCGGTCAAGCAACTGCCCTCCCCTGCGAAGCTCGCCTTCCTGGGCTCGCGTCAAATTTTCAATAACCTCAATCATGGGGTAAAAGACGCCCCGGCCAGATGTTATAGAGCGTACTCTTCTGGCCGGGACGCTTGGTTTGGACGAACCAAATTACTGAAGATTCGTCAGCCGCTTGATGTGGAAATACACAGTGATACTTCCTGCAGTCAGCTCCGACAAAGCGTAACTCTGTCCAGTCGCCGTGTTAGGGCTGAACTTGAGAGTAATGTTGTCGTCTGCTGTCTTCAGCACGCCGTTCTCGTTGTCGAGGAGAGCCCCGTCTGAGAAAGCGTAAACGATCTCCGTGCCGTCTCCGTGGATTTCCTTATCGGTGATGTATCCATCCGGGTCAGAGCTGGTATCTCCGATCATAAGCGTCAGCTCATCGCCGCCGCCGCTATCATTGAATGCCTCGTCAAGTCTCCAGCCTACGGCGACAAGAGCCTCGCCAGCCTTGAGCGGATAATTGATCAACACATCAGCGTCATCTGTCGTAGAAGCAACGAAATCAGCGTGCGAGTAGTCAATCGTGATGTAATCAGTCCACCCGCTCTGCGCTTCGTTGTTTGATAATCTAGCCATATTTTTGTCCTTTCTATCAATTAGAGTTAGCTGCGAGCTTCGTCGATTGAAGCGTGAGCGCGAGGATCGTGACAGGCCAGTGTGGCCCAGGTCTCACAGTAACCTCTGGCTCCCCCACCCTGGTCTTCCAGGGACACTTGCTTGGCCGGGATTAGGGTCGCCAGTGAGGCGTGATCCAAGTTGATGGCCAGAGCCCGGTCATGGAACGTGGTATCCGGGGAGGCATCGGGGTTGCTGTTCACCACCTTAACCGAGCCGAAATCGCTCTCATACAAGGAGACAGACAGAGTAACTGTCTTTCCGGTTCCACTCACAGGGTAGCGAGTAGCTGTCGATGAGTGAGCAGCACGCATGAAGTTGCTGATGCTGTCACGAACCTGGGTGTCGGCCACCAAGGTGACGTTGTTCAGGTTTCCGCTTACGTTGAACATGCTGGCAAGAGCAGCCGAGAGCTTGGCCTCGGTGACTGCGGCATTGGACATTGCGATAACCTGATCTGCCGGGGTCCGGTATGCGCTAGGCACATCGGAGGGGCCGGAAGAGTCGAGCCAGTCGTTAAACCCGCGCATGACAGCAGCGGCAGAGCCGGAGCCCACCGTCTTGTCGTTTGCGGAGAAAACAGCCGCCTCAGTATCACGCTTCAGCTCACGCAAACACTTAACGCGAGCAGCCGCCTCATTTGCGGGGCCAACGCCGTCAACTGCTTGCTGAACCTGGCTGACCTGATAGTCGCGCCGGAAGCCCTGCACAACATTGGACAGTCTTGCCCGGTTCTCAAACTTGTCGGAGAAGCTGGTTGTGTCAGCTCCCTCAATAAGCCCGGTTGTGTCAACTGCCGCCAAGCCGTCAACGGTCCACTCATGCGAGGTCGCTCTCGCCTTGCTTTTCCTAAGCAGCGAAACAAGAGGAGTAGAAACAGGGTCGAGCTGGGTGAGGATGTTTGTAAGATCCTCCCTGTTGCTCACCGCTGCTCCCGTCCCAGGCGCTGCCGGATTGTCATAGGATGCACTAAATGCCATCTTTTGATTCCTTTCTGGTTAGTTAGTTAGATTGAAGAGCGAGGATTTCTTCCAAGACATGGTAGTCACCACTTTCGTCGTACTGCTGCTGTAAGGCTTGCAGTCCTTTTGCCGGCGCCGACTTCTGCTTTGCAGGAGCGGCTGCTGTATCGCTGGGATTGGCGGGTGGCCTCATTCTGGTCTGCTTGGAGGCAGGGGCAGAAGGGGCGTTTCCGTTTCTCTTCAGCTCGGAGCGATGAATTGAGTCCGCTGCATGCGCTAGCACTAACGGGATCTCGGGGAAGTCATCTTTCAGGGCCGCTAGTCCAGGGTGACTCATCACACCTTCGTAACGCTGCCTGATCGGTGAGTTCTCATCTTTCATCCACGCAAATTCCTCCTCGGCAAGTTGTCGCGCTTGCTCGCGTTGCATCGAGACCACTTGCTTCCCTTGAAGCTCGTTGAATCGATTAACGAGGTGAACCTTACGTGCTTTCCTGGCGTTCCGGAGCAGTGAGCGAATTTCCGTCTTTGTGTAGTCCTTCTCGCCTTCCTGATGGATGATCGAGTCGCCTGTCTCATCCTCGTTGTCGTCGAGTAGGTCTTCAGCCCAGTCAATCATCTCGTCAACGTCTGCTGCTTTCGCTTGCAGCTCATCGACGGTCTCGACTGAGGCATACGGATTCTTCGCGGGGTCGGAGGGCCGTTCAAACGGGTCCTCCTGCTGCTCTGGCCTGTCTTCCAACTTTGCTTGCAGCTCGCTTCTCTCCTTAATGAGCCCGGCGATGCGGTCAGCACCTCGGGAATTAAGGTGGTCAGCTATTTGCTGCCAGCCGTCTTCGGTCAGGTTTTCCAGGTCAAGCCCGGCAATCGTCTCCGGAGTTTCCGCTGCAGGATCCTGGCTGGAATCCTCATGGTCAGCCAGGTCTTCAGTTTCTGCCTCTGGAGCTTGGGCCAGAAGAGCGATAGCGTCCTCGGGTGAGAGGTTATCGCTTTCTGTATTTAGCGTGTCGTTTTCAGCGGGAGACACGATCCCCGCTTCGTCTTGGTTTGTCATTAGCGTTCGCTTTGCGCCTGAACGGTTGCGTGATTAAAAAATAGCGCGGCGTGTCCAAACTCATCCGGAAAAAATATTTGCCAGGGTGTCGAGGGCATCGAGCCTCCCTACTCCCTTCCAGATCTCCCGCTCTTCCTCCGCTTCGCTGACTGCTCCCAGCGCGGCCTCCCGGCGTTCCACCAACTCCCGCACAATGATTTTCGCCATGTGCGTATTCCGCAAGTATTCTACGACCTCTTCAAAGGTCTGTTCGTTGTCCATGTGTCCTTTTTATGCCTGTTGCATTGCCTGAAATTCGGCAGGCTCAGTGCCGATCCGTCCAATCTGAGCGTTCTCCTGCTGCTGCATGGCAAACTGATACTGCTCCATGTATTTCTGCAGCCGGGCAGCAAAGGCTTCGTCAGTCTGCAGCCGCTCGGCTACATCCGGTTGCTGGACGTATTGCTCACCAAGCTGCATCGCTATCTGAGCCCCCTGGGGCCGAGCTGGCACCTCGATGCCGCTGTAAATCATACTGAGATCAGTTGCCACATCCCGCATGGCCTTGGCCGTCCCCTGCTCTTGCGGTTGCAGGACTGCATCAGCTAATACCGGGTCGATACTGGCAGCGATCACTTCCAGCAGAGCCTCGACGTTGAGCTTCCCTACCCGGTCAAGAGACAAGAGCTGAACAAATTGACCGATTTTCTTTTCCACGGTCTCCGGGTCATGCATCTGCGCGTCAAAGTGAACGCAAATATCCATCTCCTTGTATTCAGCCTCTTTGTTGAACTCCTGGGGCTCCGGGACACCGGACACCCGGAACATAAGCTGGTCCGGGCCGTAGCGAACAAACGCTTTGTAGGCTTCGCTGATAACATTGCGAACGTGAGACAGAAACTTGTCGATATAGAATGTTCTTTTGATCTGCGCGTCCGGATCCTCGTTGGGATTAGACAGCCCAACCATCCGATCTGCCTGGGTTAGCATGGTTGACTCAATCTCAATCGAGCCAGGGTCGGCGGGTGGCGGATCCACCCATCCGTATTCACCTGGGCGGCGCTCGGTAACGTGACCGCCGGGTCGGAACTCTGGCTTAGGCCGGCCTACTGGCCCTTTGGACGCCGGCAAGGTGGCAAGAGAGCTGCGATCAATTCTCGCATCTCGCTCGGCCTTGACCTGCCATTGCACTCCCCGGAGGAGATCGACCATCGACCTGGCTTCATACATCCTCTTAGAGTCGCGGTGTAGCTCGGTTACAACGAACGGATAGTCTTCCAGCCCGTTGAGCAGCTCAAACTTGCCAAAGCTCTCGGTCTCCTTCGTGTGCCATACCGTGCAGTAGATTCCCTCGGCGCCGTCTTTCATCAGGCGCTGGTAAGTGTAAATGACTTCTACAAAGTCTGTTTCGTTATCATCAAAGCGCCCTTGCTGCGCGTAAGGGTCTGAAGCGTCGATCATATTGGAATGATCGGTGCCGCGCATGCGCTCGATCACATGGTCGGCCCATTTTTCGTCCCAGCCTTCAGTGCTTACCCTGGAAAGCACCTCTTGCGGAGTCATCAAGACCCGCCGGTGGATGTATGGAGCTTTCTGTGGATCGGTGCAGTAATGCGGAAACAGGATGTCTGTATCAGTTGCAAGCGCCTGAACTAGTGGCCGGTCAATGCTGCGAACCTGTATGGGCAACTCGGCAACACCTTCCTTGCGTAGTTTTCGCAAAGCTTTCTTGGCGTCCTTTTTCCGGAGTTTGGGATACTGCTGCTGAAGCATCAGCACCAAGTCGTCATCGTATTCCTCGGTTACAATCAGCTCGGCCAACTCCGGAACGGTCGCCGCGATCTCCTGCAGGTTGAGTAGCTGCAGCCGGGTAACATCCTTCTGCTCCCAGCCCACATAGGTAATGGCGTGTCCCTTTTCAAAAAGGTAATTAGCCGCCAGCTCCATCTCGCGGTCAAATTCTGGGATGTAGTAGTCCTTCATCCACTTCAGGAATGAGGAAACCACCCGCGCATGAGCCACATCGCTTACCTCAACGGGATAAGCCCGGATGTTGGCGCGAGACAGCGCAAACGCGCACATTGCAACGTAAGCCTGGATCCGCTCGCCTATCACCAGGGCCTCGGAGTCGCTGGCTCCCTCCCAAGGAAGCGCGTCGCTCCCGGATTTGCGAAGATCGTTGGTTTTTCCCGGCCAATAGTTCCGCCGGTCGTCATAACTTACCTGACACTGATCCCGCCAGTGACCCAGCTCTGACTGAGTTAGTTCATAGCTCCGGAGGAGTTCCTTTATGTCCGGAGTCTCTTCCGCATTAACTTGCGCTTCGCTCACATCGGCAAGAATACGTTAGGCTGTCCCTACTTTGTCCAAACCACGTTGGCGACGACATGGTGCAACGGGAGCCGCCTCTTTGTGCCTTTGTCCGGGCGCAACATCCCGTCAAATTCCTTGGCAATCTCCAAATCCAAAAACGTCCCGCCCACGGGTTTCGGGGGGCGCTCCATCGAGGTATGCCAAGTGGTTTCGTGCATAGAAAACTCCTCCTTATAGGTCGCACACTGCACATGCAAAATTGGCGAGGTCCAAGTTCTCCCGGTTCGCTCGTCACATCGCGCTCGCATAGTCGTCAGCGCCCAGCGTTCATGGATGTGACCGGTTATAAAACAATCGCAATCATACGCTGCTGCGCGTCTCGCAGTCGCTATCGTCCCCTTCGTTACTGGTCCTCCGCTCGATCCAGTCCCATGATGAACCCAGATCTTGTAAATAAAGCTGGCCGTCTTGGTAAGTCGCACTCGCACCAACAGCCACCCGCCAATGCCGGCGGTGATAACCGGGGAGCCCTTCTTCCCCGCCCTCATTCTTTCTGTCAGACGGGAATTAAGGCAGGTTTCATGCCGGCGCTTAATGCTCCCTTCGTGATTCCCTTCGTAAAAGACGGCAGCGTTTGGTGCCGCAAACTCAAGAAAATCGGCAGACGTTGTAACAAGTGAATCCAAGTAATCCGGAACCATGTTCTCCGGGCGAATGTCTGATTTGCTTTTTCTCGGATCCCAGCTCCCCTGCATGGCACAATGCCAATCGCCTGCTGAAATCCAAGGCCAGCCGCCGTCAACGCACTCTTCCAGGTCGCGCTTCAGGATTTCTCTCCTGCACTTTGGGTTATCAAAGTGAACATCCGACGCTATAAACATTCGGACCTTTCCGGTGGTGCCGATAGGATCGGGGAAGTCGATCAGAGGCACCTTTCCTCGGCGCATTACGGTGAACTTGGGCTTTGTTGGCATGACGAATCAGTGTTTGTTTTTGCCAGCCGTTTCTTCATTCGCTCCCACGCCGGGAGGAACAGAGTTTCAACGGCCCGCACTACTGGTTCGTCCGGAAATCCTTTCGCAAAGCTGATCCCTGATAGATCCAGGGCAGCGTGTATCATTTCATGGCAAAGCGTTTGCCTTGCGAGCTTCGGGCTTAAATTCTGCCCGATATAAATAGTCTTCTTATCGTGGTTCCAATAGCCAAAGCACTCGTCGTCAGACAAGTCGCGCTCAACTATTTTTACCGTAACCCCTGCGACCCTAGTCGATTTGGGTAGCTTCACGGCTTTCGTTTATTTGCGAGAGAGAGCGTAATGAGATTGCAGACTTCCTGTTCCTTGTTGCCGGTGGCCGAGCTGTGATGCTCCAGGTTGTAGTTTACAATCCACTCGCCGTCGTCACCGCTCCTCATGGCAAACACAAACGGGACTCTCTCCCGGTTGCATGCTTCTATTGCGTCTTCAACAAAGTCCTGCGTCATACCCTCTCGTTTCTCAATCTCCGTTGCAGATTATTCACCACCTTGTAGGCCCACCGCTCATCGTGGCCTGTCCTCTCGCTAATCGCCTGTAATGACGACTCCTCCACCGCGCCCAAAACTGCTCCCTTTATTTTCAGGTAGCAATAATCCCAAGCCAGAAACCGATCTCCTTGCTCAAGGGCAAAGGCTTTCGTGCCGATAGCTTTTTTCGCCGTCCTCTGTCTCGACGAGCTGTACTTTGAAGGGTTTTCCGGGAAGGAGGTAGGCACGTATTCTAGGGGTAACCAATACTGGATGGCGTTCCCATTCTCCTCCAACCTGTCTAACCTTCGCCCAGATGTGTTTTGACCGTTCATTTTGAGGCAACGGCAAGCAGATCGCTTCTTGGAAGCGTGGCACTGCTAGCGGTAAAATGTCTGCAGCCGCCAAGTGGATTTTCAGCTTGGCTACTCCACTCGGGCGATACATCACACGCGGCCTTCCCTTGCTGGCAACTTGATACCAGTCCTCGGTGGTCATGTGATTGTCCCGCAGAGTTTTAATCTTGGCTCCGGAAATCTTGAGCAACTCCAACACCTCTTGCTGCGGGAGATCGTCAGAGTTTTCTATTTCGTCTAAAATTTCAGTCACCAAAAAAGATTACGTTTACTGGTTGGGGCTCCATAACTCGGCGCTTGCTGCGCCTGGGCCGCTGGCTCCACAAAGTTCTCCCCGTGATAAATGCCGGTGATCGCCCCATACCGGGCGCAGTCGATAAAATCTTTCCAAGGCATCTTCAGTCCCCCTTCCAGGTTGTATTCTGCCATCGCGGTTATCAAATTTGCACATTTTTCTGACACATAAAACCGGGGGCGATTAACGCTGTCCACCGGCTTGGTGCGGTCGTAGGCCATCAGGTTGTTCATCGCCTGGAGCCCTTGCTCGATCTCCTGGGCGCGGTCGCCGCCCGGAATCAGGGAAGGAAGACAAATAAAGTCGTAATCATCCAAGTTACTCAGGATGCTTTCGCTTCCTCCGTCCTTGCTAGGCGTCTGGATCTTGCACATCCGGGGGTCAATGATCCTTTCCTGTATCGTTTCGCCATGAAGTGTCGTGTCTGTGGTGATTCGGCCATCATCGTGTTCCGTCACGGTCCCGCCCTCTAATCGGTAAAAGAGCTTCACGTAGTCCCGGATCCCCAGCCCTCTTCCTCTGGCGCCGGGGCCGGGGCTCCAGCTTCCTTCTTTCCAGACTGCCCAATCTTCATCGTCCGGGTATTCCCGGTAGATCCACCAGCTCCCGGAGGCGTCAACCGCCACCCATAGGCAGCACCAGTTCTTGCTGCCGCCAGGGTCAATCAACTGGTAGCGCGTTACGTCTGCAGCGGGAATATCGGCATGAGGGACGACGTTGCTCTCCCGGCTGAACATCGGGAACACGGTGGTCGAGGATCTCACCGGCACGCCATAGGCACGGGTAAGGATCTCCTCTCTCGACCGGCCTTCCAAGTCGCTCTTAATCCGCTCGTAACCTCCAAACGGATTATTCTGCGAATGAAAATAAATCACCGAGGCGTCTCGCAACTTGCTGCGCTGGGTGACCGGGACGCGCTCGCCCTCAAGCAGAGCGGCAGGAACCTGCTCTTGCGTCTCGGCCTGGTGAAGATACTCCCGGACTGTAGCCGTGTAGCCGTAGATCGGAGTGAAGGTAAGCAGCATCTTCGCGTTCCGGGTAGCCAGTCGGAATCGCAACGTGTTAATCAATTCCGGGCCAAGCAAATACTCGTCCAGCCACACTCCCCAATTCGGCGCATCATTTTCTTCAAAGCTGCCAAGCTCCGCGCCCTCCAGGATGGATTGATCCTGTTGAAACTGACTGTAGTGCTTGAAGACAAGCTGGCTCTCGTTGGGGAAGATGATTGAGGAGCCTGAGAAGCCGGTCTGTCGCTTGTAGGAAACGTAATGCCCTTTGGATCGACTCGTTTTCCGTAGCTCCGGAGGGAGCCAGTCGTAAACCGCCGCCTGAACCTGGCGAACAGACACCTCCGCGTTCTGAGCAAACACAAAGATGGTGCTGCTAGGGTTAGAGGTCGCCGCCCGGATAACACTCTGCGCCCCGTAGATAGTTTTTCCGCTCCGGTTACCGCCCAGAACAATCAACTCGTTAGTCGCGTCCTCCCCGGTTACCAAGGCGTCCGCTTTTTCCCAATGCGGCATCTTAAATCCACAATTCAGAGGGTCGTCCGCTGCATTACGAATTGCGGCATGAAAGCTTGTGTGCAGATCCAGCACCTGCTCCGGCTCCATCATCGCCAGCTCCTCCGGAGTCGGCGGCTTTAGCACGGGATGTTCCTGCCAAGTCAGCATCTCGGCCCGTAAAGCATTACAAACCCGGCGCCGTTCTCCTGCAGCCCGGTGATGTTGATCGCTACATATTCGTAAGCATCGTCTCTGCTCATGTCGTCAGTCCACTGACTGGCAACAATGTCCACGATCTTGTTGTAGCTGTAGACTAAAATACCGGGGTCAGTGTAGCCAACAACTGCCTCGTCAAATCCCCTGATAACCACTGCCTCTTTTGAAAGCAGCTCTTTTGGAATCCCCGCAACTACGCAGTCGTCAATTATTTCAGTCGCTTCTTGAGTCATCTTCAATTTCTTCCGCAACTTTATCCATCTTGCTCTTCCGGGGCCGGCGCTTACTGCCGCGCTGCGCGTGAAGATCCATCTGCTCCCGGTAAGTGACCTTCCTTTCTCCACGCGACTCCAGAAACCTGTCGCACGCCGCCTTAATCTCCTGGGTGTTAATCCTGCCGTATATGTTCATTTCTTAATTCCCCACTGCTCTGCAAACGCCTTCGCCATCCCCGAAAAAGTCCTAGAACGGTTTTTTCCTCTGTCTTTACTCGGAGGCATCCGGTGGATTTTTGCCTCGCGCCCAGGAACAACGTCAGTCGGCGTCAAAAGAGGTAGCCCTTTAAGCCACAAGCATGTTGCTTTCGTCTCCCCGTGGCCAAATTGCCAAGGGTGAACAATCTGATCAGGCTTTCGCCACAACGTGCTGATAATGCTGACCGGGTTTTCCAAAGCAATTCGGGGAATGTCGGCCTTGGCCAACATCATAAAAAATGACACGCCCGATTGCTGCCGCCCGTCTTGGATCTTTTCTTTGAAATGCCGAGCCCCGCTAACGCTCTGATGGGTGCAGGGAGGATGCGCCACCATCAGATCCCAAGGGTAATCAATTACATCCCTAACGTCGCCTTGATAGTGAGCCCCGCTGCCTTCGCCCGGAAGCAGGTCGCATGACATCGCATCGTGTCCACAAGCAGAAAACGCATCCCTGACAACACCGCTAAATTCACATGCAACCAAAACTTTCATGCGGTCGGGATTCTGAAAAATTTCACCCGCTCAACCGGGCAAAAATAAAACTGCTGGCGAACATCCTCACGCCGGCTGTCCGATCTCTCCTCAACAAACCAATGCTGGCGCGTCGTATCAAAAACCGTCGCCGCATGCGTTCCTGAGCAAGAGAGAATTATGTGGCACCACGGCTTCGGCTTTGCGCGGTCCCAGCTATGCCTGGCGCAAACGATAAACTTTTCCCCATACGGCCAGTCAGCGGCAGATGTGAAGTCTACGCTTAACTGCTTCACCTCAACTCGCCGCTCAATAAACAAGTCGCCGTCGTCGGCATGATCTTCCCACTCGGCGTAACAGGACGCCTTGGTCGTCACCGGGATCTTCACCGCGTGGCCTTTGTCATTAAGCATGCGTGCAACTTTCCAGACCGCATCGTGACTCTCGTCCAAGCTCTGGATGATTCCTGCAAAATCTCTTTCTGCTGCCGCGCTCTCCATAATTAAATCCCGGCCCAGGTTGGGGAATGAGGATTTTTCCTTGGCGAAATCAATCGCCAGGGAACCTTCTCATGCTTGCTGCAAACCAACCTGAACCGGGAAAATTAATCGGCGCCCCGGAGGGAGAAGCCAGAACCCTCCGGGACGCCTACACCATGCACCATCGTCAGACATCGATAACCTTCTCCTCTGCCGCCTTAGCGACACTCGCCTTCGCGTCATCAATAGCCTGTCGCGCATCTTCCAGTGTGATCTTCACCTCGTGATTAACAACGGCGCCTTCTCCATGAATGGATCGCTGCTTGTCCGTCGTTATCCCATAACCGAGGGAAAGATCTTTCACCGAAACCTTATCTAAACTCTCTTCGTCATCTAATATCCGATCCAGCTTCTTCTCCAATGCGTCAGCCGCCTTTAACTGCAGCTTCGTCGCCTTTAAGCTGCGATGCGTCCGCGTTGATTGAACAATCTCCGCATGACGACGCTTCAATGCCCGGATAGCATCAAAACTGGTGTTCATCTCCCGGCAGATAGTGCGCTCCGGGATCGCCCGGCAGATCATCGCCAATATCGCACACGCTCGCTCCGGGCTCTTAACCTCAGTGCAGGTGATCCCCTGCTTCTTGCTCGCCTTGCGAACAAATTCTACCGAGTCAAGGATGGCCTTAGCCAGCTTGTCGTCGTCTTCCGGTGTCCCCGGCGCCAACAACTCAGTACTCATCACCAATCAATTCTTTGGCGACTTTCGCGCCGTGAAAACAATTTTCTGTCAGAATAATTCACTTGCCAAAATCAACCTCTCGCCAGTTAGCAGTCACTCGCGCAACTCCCCAACGCAACCCAATCCGGCCCGAGCTTGTCACCAACACCGCATGGTCACTCAACCGCTGCCCCCACCAGCCAGATCGCTCGTTAATCGTCAGCCATTCGCCCTCTTCAATAACTTCCGTCGTGTAGACCACCTTGGATCCTGCAGCCAACCAGGAGATCTCAAAAACAGGACTGCCCCAGGTGTTCTGAGCCAGGCCAACGTCAACGTCAGGAGCAGGTGGAGCAAACGTTCGCTCCGGAATAATCACCTTGCTCCGGCGAAGCTGTCGAGGAGGACGCAATACAATGCGACCGCCAGAACCCACCGTCTGGATAATCACCGCCGAGCCCAACTCCACATGCCCAAAGTCAGCAGAGTTTCCGCCCACCTTCCGCCAGCCATAATCCGTCAAATAGTAGCGGCCATACTCGCCGTCACGGTAGATCCAAACAAAGTCGCCAGCCCCAAAACCTGGGCTCTCAGCCAAACCAGAACCCAACAAACTCACCGGAGCCGGGAAGCCCCGGTTCAGCACGTTAAAGCCAGGAGAAACGTCATGGGCAATCGAGCCCCTCCTCACAAAACCGCCAAAAAATAATAACCAGTCGCTCTCACGGCTGCTCTGAATAAAAAACCCGCTCCCCGCCGGTAAACGATACCGAGACTGATCCTCGTCCCCGTAACCATACCCGCGCCAGCCACCGTCATAATAAAAACGCCTCCAGCGTAGGCCGTCCTTAACCCAGACCACATCCTCAACCAACAAACCAGCCTCGTTGCTGTCTCCAAGCAGCCGGCCCAGCGTCCGATCCAATACTCCGCCAGGTCGCTCAGTCACGTTCGCCGCCACCGCCGTCGCCGTGCCTCCTTCAATCAACTCCGTGTGGAACCCAAATAACGGAGCCTCACCCGCCCTCGCTACAAACAAGAACAGAAACAACACGCCCAGCAGTAAGACATATCTCAAAATTCGCCCCCATACCCTACCGCAACATGTCCGTCAGACCCTTCGTCGCACAATACCCTATGGCTAATACCAAACTCTTTATCACCCTGGCAGCTCAAGCAGCCGCTATCGTCTGGTGGGCGTCAAACCTCTCCTCCCAAGTGCAACATAATGACTTCCAAATCCAGATGATGGCCAAGGATGTTGAAAAGCACGCAGTGTTCGTCAGGGACTGGCCAGTCGGAAAACTAGGCGCTCTCCCAGATGATGTCCGCCAAAACCTCCACATCCAAGGCATCCAAAAAGAGGTTGAGAAGCTTACAGAGAAAATAGATACCCTCAAAGCCGCCAACGCTGAGTAAGATCGACATGTCCGCAGAACGTGTCGATCCAAGCGACATATTTAGACTCGTCTCTCAGGTAGCCAACCCCATCCCCGGCGACGACGAATATCACTCGCCGCCGAAATGCTAACGCCATACTTCTCAGCCAATCGAGACAACTCCCCGCGCCGACTCGCAGATCGGATCTCGTAAACCTGCTCCTCCGTCAGCTTCGCCATCCCATTCCCAGAGCCTCGGTTAGCCTTAGTCGCTCGCCCCTTCTCCACCATGTCCCGCATGTTGTCAGACGGCGTCCCCAAAAATAAATGGTCAGGACGAACACATCGCCGGTTGTCGCAGCGATGACACACACACGCCCCAGGAGGAACCTCCCCGTGCGCCAGCATCCAGGAAACCCGGTGAGCGCCCACCACCTTCCCCTCGTAGTAAAATGGAGCGTAGCCAGATCCACGCTCACCAGATAATCCCACAAACTCCCAGCAGCCGTCAGACGCCGGATCCTTCTTAACCTTCGCCCAGAACCTCTCCACCCTCCCACCTCAACCGACGCTGTCCAAACCCAGCTTACCCCAGTCACTCGCGCTGATGACCGGGGAAACGATAAAACTAGGGGTAGAGGCGTAAAAGTCGCCAGCAACTACCGGACAGACTGTCCACGTAATAGGAATCTTTTACTCGCTGCAACGCACTCGCTGCGTATGGTGGAGAAATGGAACAAGCGGTTGAGGAGAACAAACTGGTCGATGCACGGAGATGCATTGACGCGATCTTTCACAAAGGCTCAGGCCCCGGCCTACGCACTTGGCTCACCTGGAAAGCAAAGGGCGTCATCCCCTTCGTCAAAGTCGGGCGCCGGGTATTCTACAACGTCGAGGAGTGCAAAAAGGCCATAAACAAGTTCAGCCGCCAAAACACGCCGGCTCCCCTTAAAGGCGACCAAGCGTAAGCCTGAGCCAGCTTGAAGCATTTGCTTGAGCGTCTGCTTGAGCGTTTGCTTAAACACGGCCCGGTTGCAGGATTTTTTCAGAGGGTGGGGGACCGGTTTTTCGGTGGGGTGCCGAGCCTGGCTTACCCCCCTCCCCCCCTATAACTTCACACAACAGCGGTAATACGGATTCCAAGTCAGAACACGCTAGTGCTTAGGAACTTAGGGCCATATGGGGCAAAAGCTTGCCTCGTAACTCCCTAAGTATCAATGCTTCAATAACGCAAACTAGTCGCATTCAGTGTAATGGAGCGGGAACCAGGGCCTGAAACACAAGATGTAGTGTCCGGGAGCCTGTAGTTACAATGTTGTTGCATAATCTTTCGCACAGACCGCAACCGGTCCAAATCTCCCCTTCTCGCCCTGCTTGGCGATCTGAGACCCGGTGACATTCCCCTACTCTCCGGGGCTCTCCTGAGAGGATCTGGAGGCTTTCTGACACTGTTTGCGACAATACCTTTGTGACTCGGTATGCCAAGCGGACGGACGAGAATCACAAGGCTGTAGTGGATGAGCTACGAGCGGCCTTGCCGGAGGCTACTGTGTTTGACGCTAGCGGTGCTGGTCGAGGCTTCCCGGACCTAGTGGTGGGCTGGCGTGGGCGCAACTACCTATTTGAGATCAAGAATGGTAGCCAGGTTCCGAGCCGTAGGAGGCTGACAGCGGCTCAGGTGGGGATGCACGGCAACTGGCAGGGGCAGGTGGCTATCGTTCACAGCGCGGCTGAGATCTTGGCTGCAATGGCTCGGGATCAGGCTGGAGAGAAGGAGTGACTATGGAGAAGACAGAGAACCTGGTAAATGTGGGCCGCTACATGGCGGCGATACGGCGCCGAGCCCGGCTGGTGGTATTATCTGAGCAGCTACGGGAGCTGCAGGATGAGCTGGCCAAGACTGGTGGCCTTGAGGAGGAGGTGGAGCGGGTCCGGGGGATGCGGGAGCTAGTGAGGGATCTATGACCGGGTTGGAGGTGATGGGCGTGCTGTCCTTGACGCTATTGATCCTTCTGATCTGGCTGGACTTCTCTTTCCGCTAGAATGGGATCTCGTCCAGCTCTTCTTTGTTGGCCGTCTGGGTATCGGTGCTGCTGGGCGACTCCCGGAGTATCTGGTTAAGGTGTTGGTCTGCCTGACTCTGGTCATAATCTTTCGTGAGCTTCCAGGCGATGAGGTCGTTGAAGTATTTACCGTTATATTCTCGGCCTTTGATATTGAAGTAGGCGGTGACTAGATCTTCAGTCTGCATCCCGTTGGTGAGGCTGGTCTGGTCTTTGAGCAGGGACAGGCTGATGAGCTGTGGGTATTTGTCGTCATGGGTTTCTATGACGATCTCTCTCTTGGTGAATCCTGATGGGAAGGTTTGGATGTCTCCGATAACTTTAAGCGTTCCACCGATCTTGAATGAACTCATGGGTTATAACGGTAGCGCCTGGGTTTTGGATGTGGGGGACACGATGATATTAGCGCGAGGTCTCAAGTGTATTGAACAAGACTGAAGTGTTCTGTTAGGTAGTGAACGGTCTATGACTTAGCCTTGCCTAAGATTTGCTTGGTTGTTCAGTCTGGACAGAGTTGTTACCCTTGTTCGGAGAGACAGGAACAGCGGTGGATTGGTTGTTAGAGCGGTTGATAGCAAGCGGAGCGGGAAGGCTGATCGGCTTACCGTTCGTCCTGCGTCCTCACTAGCAGCGCATCACTGCGTGCTGCTCGCTGGTGGTAAGAGTGGATGAATTAATTATGACTACATGGATTGTTGATTGGGGTCCGGAGTGTAACGGGTCGCGGTATGCGCTGTTGCAAGCGGAGAGTTACAAGGAGGCTGGTCTGTTGGTGGACCAAGTGGGGTACACAAAGGGTCTCACGGTTGTACCGTTAATACTGAGCGACGAGGATGACACGCCCTACCTGGAGATAGCAGCGCCGGCGGAGGTGTATAGCGGGAGGACGTTAGCGGAGACGGTGGCTTACTCGGTAGAGGCGTCGGAGGAGATCTGACGGACAGCCCGTGATTAGATGTCCGGGATGAAAAGACTGATCGTTTGGGGATCGCTGGTGGTGGCTACCGGCTTGATCCTGGCAATGACAAGCTGCGCTGGCCTGAAGGTGAGCGTGGAGACAGAACTTGATGCGAATACTGGTGGGCTTCTCAACCTCCTGCAGTGATGGCGAAGAAACCTCTCAAGAGTAAGACCATCTGGCTTGGCCTGGTCACCTCAGTGGTCTCGGTCGTGGCGGCTAAGTTCCCGGAGCTGTCGGCCTTCATTGACGACAACTGGAACGTGATAGGAGCGATCCTTGGAGGACTGATAATTGTCCTGCGAGGGTTAACCGGGAAGCCTCTCTCGTTGAGCGGGAGCTAGGGCTGTTCCTGCACTGCCTCGGGCACGCTCTCCTCCGGGAGATCGTCCATCGACATCATCAGGTCGCAGAGGGCTTCCTCAACGCTGTCCCAGGATTCAAACCCGGTTACCTGTAAGTCCGCGACCGGCTCGCCGTCATCGTGAAGATCGATCACAATGCGCTGGCCTCCGCTCGGAAGTAGCTGTGATGACCTTAAATGCATGTCTACCAGTTGAGATTAAAGGACAGAAAAATGCAAGGGGTCTCTGGGGGTGTTTTCATACTAATCAAATCAAGCTAAAGCCCTAAGCGATAGTGCCATCGACCTGATCGATGTTCACAAAGCCTCACCAGACTTTAATAGTCGGCCCGTATCCCTAAAGAGACAGCGGTTGTTAGTATAACTCGGGTATGGATCCCTCGCTGATATCACTCCTGGAACACGGTGGCTTGATCGCAGCTCTATGCCTGGCTGTCGCGTATTTGAACAAGCGGAATGACGTACTGACCGCAAAGGTAGAAATGAATTACAACGCCCAGCTCACCGATGTCCGTAGGCGCCTAGTCGAGTGCGAGCGAGACCGGGAGAAGCTGCATGACAAGATCGCCGCCATCCTGAACGATGAGTGAACTGAAAGAAGAATACGAGGCCTACCTTGGCGCTCTCCAGCTCCGGCATTTCTCGCCACGTGAGGTGACGAACTACGCCAACGCGAGCCGGAACGGAGTAAAGAACAGCCTTCCGGGGAGAGATCTCTGGGACAATCTTCCTCCGGTCCTCTGGGTGTTGGATCAGCTCCGAGAGAGTATTGACCTGCCGATCAGGCTAACCTCGATATACCGGAGCCCTCAATACAACGCTAAGGGAGTAAATGGAGCGCCCAACAGTTTTCATAAAAAGAACTGCGCCATCGACTTTCAGGTTGATGGCATGAGCCCAAGCCAAGTGTTTAACCGGCTGAACAAGATGCGACACGCTGGCTGCTTTACGGGTGGCCTCGGAGCCTACTCAACCTTTTGTCACATCGACGCCGGGGTCCGGGGGCGGAATGCGACTTGGTAATGTAGACTGATCACATGGCATTAGGAATCTCAGCAGGGCTGGCGACCGATCCACGAAAGCAAGGCGCGGCCTGGGCGAACGGATACAGCATAGAGACAGACGGCTCTACTCAGTATGTAAAGCTGGCCACCACTACGGACATCAACTTTCTCCACAACGGAGGAACGCTGGCCTATTGGGTAAAGTTTGATTCAGCAAGCTCCCTTCATGGAATAGGCGTCAGCACTTCAGGCAAGCAGTTTTATATGGGCATTTATACCCTTAGTTACACTTACTCTGGGTATCAAGCGGGAGCGTCCTACGGAAGCATCGGCGGGGGAGGACTCTCAACAGGAACGTGGTATCACCTTGCGTTAGTTGGAACCTCTGGCGGCAACCTAAAAACATATGTCAACGCATCAGAAGTGTCGTCTAACAGCTACACTCCAGGCGCATCAAAGAATCCTCCGTCGAGCTTCTTTCTCGGGGGGACCAACGGCCACGCCAGTGACGGGGTAACGCTTCAGAACACGATAGATGGACACATCGACGAGGTAGCTATCTGGACAGTGCCGCTCGACGGTGACGCACTCACCGCAATCTACAACTCGGGAACGCCTACCGATCTAACCGAGGACGACGGAGACTACGACAACAGCAGCTCGCTCTGGGGCTATTGGAGATGCGGCGACAACGATGGCGGGACCGGCACAACCATCACCGATCAGGGATCTGGCAGCAACAATGGCTCGCTAGTAAACGGCGCATCATTCACCTCAGACGTTCCTTAATTATGAATTACGCAATCATACCAGCCGAGGAAGTAAGCCTCGTTGATTTTGCCCAAGTAGAGCAGGACAGCGCCGACACACTCCGCTATTCGGTGGACGGGTCGCTGGCCTTGGTCAAGTGGTCCGGTGAGGCTCCCGGCTTTCTTGCTGACCGGGCAGTCTTTTCTCACTCCGAGATTCTGGAGGAGCTTCAAGGCGAGGACTGGACGCCAGCCGGCCAGGGACTGAGATATATTAAATACCGCGCCAAGGGTAGCGCCACGGCCCGGAGCCAAGAGCTTTACTTGGAACAGCTCGGGCGCCCTCTGGAGCCCGGAGAGAGCGCCAAGCTCCTCTTCCCGTGTGAGGTGTCATCCAAGACGTTTGGCGGCTCTGTGATCGTGTTTAACGGCAACGGCGCCGAGTTTACCCCGGAGGAGGCCGAGGATTTTGAGCCAGTGGGCAATGACGACTGGATTGAATGGCAAGCCAAGTATCAGCCGGTCCCGGTCACCTGAACTCTGTCCCCTACTGCCTCTTCCTAGCCTTGGCCTTTGGCGTCACCTTCAGGGCGCCGTCCGCTATGGCGTAGACCAGCGCCCTCCAGGACGGCTTCCCGGCTGCAGGGCCGCGCTGGGCGTTACACTGCAAACGAGCCGCCAGCTTGTCGAGGGTGGCCCGTCTTTCGTCAGTTAGCTCTAAGCTCTCCCTCTTCATCGAGGTGATAGTGCCAGATCCTGGCACCGGGTCAATCAGTTGCGCTAGGGCTAGAAAAGGATCTCGTTGGCGTCGAGATAATCCAGATTCCGGGGTGACGGCTTCACTCCCGGCCAGCGGATGTCGTAGACGCGCTCTCCCGGATCCCGGCTTACCAGCCAGGTAACGTAGGCTACGAGCTGGCAGGGCCTGAGACCGGGGATGAACAGCGTGATGTCTTGGGGATTTTTCATAAGTGGTGGCGCTAAATGCAGCCCTCCTCTTCCTCTTCCTCTTCCTCTTCCTCTTCCTCTTCCTCTTCCTCTACCTCTTCCTCAAGTAGCTCAAAAGGGAA